GGGTGCGTTTTCCGCCAAATACGCATATATTTATTGTGGCATTCGGAGCATTCTTGTTGCCCCTTTCGTAAGTCATTGCCGCATTTGCATTTAGTCTTTTTTCGCATACGTGAAAATAGCACAAAATCTGTTGATGTGGAATAAAAATGTTGACCATGGAACATTATAGCTGGGTACAGTAGTGGCCACTGGCCGGGCTCATATCCCGGATACGCAGGTTCAAATCCTGCCCCAGCCCCCAATTTGAGGAAAAAATGAGTTCAATACGTGCGGCTTATGGCCCTTGGATTAGAAAAAAAATACTGTCGAAACTTAAGATTGTTGGATGGGAAAAAACCGCCGTTGGTTTCCCTTATGTCCAAGTTTTACCGGGATATGAAACAGTGGGCCGGGCAAAAGAACTTTTTGAATTACTGAGTTTTCATTTGTGGAGAAAAAACCCGGATGAAATTTGGATGGACCATTTTTTGGATGGTGAAACAGATATGGGGGGCAGTTGATGAACGCTTGGTACATTGTGGCTTTTAGTGGCGGGTTCATACTGGCGTTTTTTTTGCTGGTATTGGCCAACAAGCGCCTGAAAAGGTACGCCGGGGCGATTGTATTTATTGATGCCAGGATGCAGGAACAAAACGCGGTGCTTGCCAGATTAGACAAGTCCAAAGCGAAACACGAACAGGTTCAAAAATTGAAAGCGGTGGCGTTTGGCCGGCTGCAGGAATTGGGCAAAGTCCGTGGATTTCTTACCGGGGCATACAAATGGGAAAAGTAAAACTGGAGCAAGCAAAGCTTTTGGACTTTAAAAAGTCCCGCGGCATCAACATTGGGGATGTGATAGTTGCCTTAATGGATTTGAACGTAACAAGCCCGCCCTTCCAAGACAACACCGGCCAATTCAAGACTGTGGATTTGATAGGCATGTCACGGGGGAGTTGGTGTATTGTCCGGGGGGTTTTGAAAAACGATTTTGTGCAAAGTGACTTCAAGGCTTCGGGCATACTGATGACTTGGCACGCCGCCGACCCGAAACTTTTTCATGTAATTAAGGCCGAGGAAGTTCATCCGAATCCTGTGAAACGTACTGTTGAAATGATCGAAAGGGAAATTTCAAAGCTTTTTTCTGTGGCACCCGGAAATGAATCAAAAGTCCATTAACCCAATTATTTCCCGCATGGTGAAGGCGCGGCATACGAACGTTCGGGGTGATGGTATATGCCCGTGGTGTCATACCTATGGTGGGAATGTCCATTGTGATTTGGAAAAGCTTCGGAAGATATTTGACCCTGGGGTTCAAGTCATGGTGCAACCCCGGCCGGGAAAGATTGATCTTTTTGAAGCCAACGGAAGAAAGAAAATCGGGACGGTAAGCCATGGATGAACCGAGGGAAAAGATTACTGGCGTCCGTCATAAGCGGCCCGTTTGTTTTTGCAGATACAACACCGATGGAGAATTGGTCAAATGCTTCAAGTGCCGAAACAAAAAGGCGGAAAATGAGTAAACTTATCGAAGGGTGGAATGATTACCAAGCAACAGTTCTGCCCACAGACGCCAGCCCTATACAGTGCTCAGAAACGAAAAAGGCTTACTATGCTGGTTGTTGGGCGGGATTGCTATGCGGAAACGCTGCAAAAAACAGTGACGAATACAGGAAAATTGTTGAAGAGTTGGTGGGTTTTATGACACGTATATCAGACGGCGCTGGCGGTCCCGGAATAAATGAGGAAGATATAAATATGATTGTTGCGGGATACAGGGCATGAGCGCGGACCAACAGCCTGACGAAATTATAATTCTTGCCATCATGGGTGTTACCTGTCTCGCCATGTTGGCTTTTCTGGCTTGGTTTTGATACTCCGGGGCTTAGAAGGCAAAGGCACCCGCGAGGAAGGCGGGGAAATGTACGTTGCCATGGATGTTTCGGTACTTTGTACTACTGCGGAAATAGAGGAATTGGAATTTGCCATGGAGAATCGGTTGAATGTAAAGATGGTACATGAAGTTGAAGTTGTGGACAAACTTGAATTGGGGGATGTAGGTGATGGAGAGTAAAAACGAAATTAAGGTTGATATATACAAACACGCCGAATACGAAATAAAGTCTGGTAAATGGGATTTGATGACTTCTCGACTAAGGGCGGCGTCAACATTTTTGTTAATGATTGCGTTGTTTACCTGGACTATGAAAATCAGTGACCACGTATTTTTTGAAAAGCACCATGGCCTAGCAAATTCAGAGGTCAAACTGTATGACCATGTTGTGATAAACTGCGGTCAGTATAAGGGCCAAAATGGGTGGGTGGTCCAGATAATGAAAAATGGTCAATATGAAATGGATATTGATAGAATGGAAAAAAACCTTATAGCTGACAAGGATTGCCTGAGTTCTTTGGAAATGGAGTGACGCCAGGCCAAAGAATATACCCGGTAGGTGGTATGCTTCAAGAAATGAAGCCCGGAGATTACTGTATTGATAAGCGGGATGGTCATTGGAAGGCCATGACGCCCAATGGGCACTTTGGCGATTTGTCGGACCATGAAGTTACCGAACATGAAGACGGGACCATTACGGTAAGCCCAAGTATTTTGGTAAGTTTTGGCAAAGAGGTTGAAGTTGTGGATGGTGAAACAGGTAAACCGCTTTGGCATGGATACCTGAAGAAAGGCATTTGGACAGAGTGTTAATTCTAACAATGGAGGTAACATGGTAGCGAGATCAATAGACGAGAACGGCGCACCGATTATTTACAGAAATGGTCAATGGGTGTATGAGGCCAACGGAAAGCCAGCGGTCAGTCTTTTGAAAAGGATTTACCGAAAAATTTTCGGTTAAACAGTTTGGGTGGGCCTCCGGGGGCGTCCATTTGTTTGCGCCGGGACTTTTCACCCCCCCGCCCAATTGAACTCGGCCGTGAATGGCTTTGGCTTTGCTGACCGGAGCTTTGGCCAAGGCGGAAGGAATGGCCTACGGCGGGCTGTAGGGAGTCATAACCCCTTCTAATCGGTTCGACTCCGAAACTTCCGCCACTTATTAAAGGGAAAATCGTGGATGACCTAGTAGAAAGGGCCAGAAAATTAAGAAATACTTTCGTTAATCAAACGGGGAAAAAGCCAAACGTGATGTTTATGTGGGAGGCCCCGGATGGTTTGGAAATTTTTGGAATGAAGGTATGCGAAGGCTCAAGCTATAGTGTTGGTTACGTTCCGCTTTTAAGCAAGGGGGGTGGTTGAATTGCCGCAGCATCCGGGTAAGAAAAAGAAAAAAGCCGTTAAAGGTAACAAAAAGAAGAAATAACGATTTACGGGGCGGCGTGGAAAGCGGGCACGAGATCGCGACTTATGTTTAGAGACACGCAGCTAGGCGGGCGAGTTCCGGCAACGATTTGAAAACCCGCTGTGGCGGTACAGTTTAGTTGGAGCCGAGGCCTCGCAGGAGTAGCGCCCTGCCCCCGTTTTTTAAGGAGAAACCATGAAATTAGCAGTAAGAAAAGACACGTCCGGCACGGTTCCCATGGGTGGCTTTCACTATATGCTGCACCCTTTGAAAATGGATACTGGTTTTGAAGCAAATCTTTACCAGATGATGGGTTACATCACTATCGAAGTAGAACAGGAAAAGGGTCAACAGCTTTTGGAGGCGGCGAGAGAGGCTTTGGCCCACCAAATGGAAGTCGCCATTCTTACTGAAGCCGCGCTAATAAAAAGTGAAAAGGTTTCTTAATGGGTAAAAAGTCAACCAGAAAAAGTTTTGTCAGCCACCCCAAGTATTACGGTGGAGACACGACCTATGAAGCGATTAAGGTGATTGAGGCGTGGGATTTAGGGTTTTGCCTGGGGAATACGGTGAAGTATATCAGTCGTGCCGGAAAGAAGACGCCGGATAAGTTGCAGGATTTGAAAAAGGCGGCTTGGTATTTGGCCAGAGAGATTAGGAAGGCAGATGGGAAGTTTAATGAAAAATCGTGACAGTTTTGTTAGGTTTCGGATGACGCGATACTCATATCGTCATGCAGTTATTTTGCTCACGCAGTTTCAGCAAGGATTTGACCCGATAGGTTTGGCTCGAAAGCATGGTGTCACAAAAGATCAGGTTTATGATTGGATGAGGAGGGTTTCCCGGTGAGTGAAACGTTGGTAAAAGACGATGCTTATTTTGCGAAGGTGTTTGGGTGGACATGGAGCATTGAAAAGCCAGAACCAGGAATGACACGCCCAACTTGGAGAGACACCAAAGGGGAAAAGCTTGGAACGAAGTACAGCGCCAATGTATTGCCCTGTTTCACCACTTCCTTAGACTCAATCGTTGCGGAGATTGAGAGGCGGGGGATTGAATTTATTTTGCAAAGTGCTCCGACATTAAGAGGAAAACCAAAAATGTATGATGCGAATATCATAGGAGAAATAATTAGCTATGAACCCACCGCCCCCCTGGCCCTATGCGAAGCCCTTGAAGCTTATTTGGAAAAATGAATGGCCTGGAAGATAAAAGCTAAAGAATACGAGCACATTTTGAATGAAGAAAAGTGCAACCTTACTGCCGTAGCAAAACGAATGGGTTTTAGCCGGCAGTACGCATCGGCATTGGTAGGACACTTGGGCCTTGAGATAAAAAAGACCGCCATTTTTAAAGAGGCCAGAAAGAAACAGGCATAGGACGAATGTAAATGGCAATAGACCGAAAAGCCCTAATACTTCGTAACAAGCGAATTGCAAAACGCAAGGCCGACAATCCTGGGCTTCGGTTCTACAAGCCTCTAACACTTAATAAGATAAATATGTTCCTTGAACGATGGGGTGATGGCGAACGAACTGTAAAGATTATTGCTGAATTTATGCAAAAGTATGAGTGTAAAACTACCCAAGCGTATCGTTATATGAAATTAGCGGAAAAGGAATTTGAGGTTCAAACTAATCTTTCGCGGTCCAAGCGTGTTGCCGGTTCAATACTGCGAATGGATACTATTTACAAAAAGGCTATAGAAACAAATAAATTGCGTGAAGCTATCCAGGCAACCGAACACAAGGATAAACTGTTAGCACAGGTGGATGGCATAGAAACCGGGCCTAAGACTAAGATTGAAATTTTGATAGGGTTAATTGACGGTCGGGGCGCTGGGGCAGGCCAAGTCATGGCCGAAGCTATAGCGAAACGGGTTGATGGTGGATTCTCTGATAAAACGAGATGAAGGCCGAGATGCTGCGATTGTCGAGGCGGTCAACGAATTAAGTGAGCCTGAAGTCAGGCAGCTATATGCACGTCTTAATAAGCCGGAATTCTTTGAATACCCTGTTGATATCCGTACTTTCGTTGAACACCCTGATTATTTAAACCTAGGCCCCAAGAATGGCCGGCCGAGTCAGTTCTGGCCCGAAGTCTTGAATGAAATGGAAGAGTTGTTTCGCCGGCGGGACAATGGAGATTTTCAGTACAACGAATTCGCTTTACTCAAAGGTATTGGATCCGGTAAATCCTTTGAGGCCGCGGCCATTATCATTTATCTGGCCTATTTGGTACTGTGTTTTAAAAACCCCCATGAAAACTTCAATTTAGCAGATAACACCCAGCAAGCCGCAATCATCGTGGCGCCCACGGGCGGGAAAGCTAGGGACACGTCCTTTGGGTATGCCAAAATTTACGTGGATAGCTCCCCGTGGTTCCGCACGTATTACCCCAGAGACAAAGACATTGATACCCGTCTAAGATTTGACCATGCCCCGGAAGACAGCAAAGGTAATTTACAAGTTGTCCAAGATGTTTATTTTAAGAATGTTTTAATCCTCACTGGCAACAGTTCTAAGACGGCACCATTGGGTATGAACCTATTTGGCGCTGTAATCGAAGAGGCCAACTTTTGGGAAACTTACGAAAGTATCTCCAAAGGTAAGAATGAACGTGTTGATGAAATGTTTCTAGCACTGCAGCGGCGTATTGTTTCACGATATGATAGATGGGGATTGCTGGGCATTATAAGTTCATCCCTGTTTGAAGACGATTACATTGAAAGCAAATTTGACGAAGCAGAGGAAGATGACCTGATTTATGCTGTGAGGAAATCCTTATGGGAAATGAAACCGATAGGGAGTTATAGCGCCAATACCTTCCCGGTTGAAGCGACTTTGCGCGGAAAACAGATCGTCATTGATGTTCCCGTTAATTTAAAAAGGGAATTTACCAAAAGGCCCATGGAAAGCCTACGAGACTTTTGGCGAATTTCCATACATGGACGCGGACATTATTGACAAAATAATTCTAAACCACTCATTACCAAATCCTATCAAAAAAGCTGACATTATGGGCTATGTCATTAAGCGGGAAGATTGGGCAGACCACATACGGACGCCGAAGCCCTATCCGTGCTGTATCCACATTGATTTGGCATTGACCCGGGACCAATGCGGTTTTGCCCTAAGCCATTGGAACCCTGTAAATAATCGGTGTTCCCAACCTATAGTTCATCAAATCAAATGTACGCCTCGAATGCCGCTTAATTTCCAAGCTGTACGGAACATGGTTATTCAACTTAAGGAATTGGGGTGGATGATTGTTTTGGTGAGTTACGACAATTTCCAGAGTGCGGAAAGTATGCAGCAACTTGAACTTCAGGGAATACCTACCGAAAAGGTTTCGGTGGATAGTAACACGGCACCCTATGATACCTTAGCCGACTATATATCCGATGACGCCTATGAGTTCTACCCCCATCCTGTAGCGGTTCGGGAGTTGAAAAAACTAATCATGGTTGCTGGTAAAAAGATTGATCATCCCAAAAAGAAGTCCAAGGACGTTGCGGACGCTCAGGCGGGGTCGGCATTTATTACAGCACGGGATTTGCGGATTATGACGGGTATTGGCAAAGACCCGGGCAGCCAAGCGGGTTTTGCCCCACCATCAGCCGAAGCGGGAGGGGGTGGGAGGGATGGTGTTGATTATTAAACCACTCAAGGTGTATAATCCTTGTCATGCCATTACTAGATAAAATCAAAGAATTTTTCGCCTCTTCAAGTGCGGGCGCGGGAAATAACGTAACCCCCAATAACGATGCCGAGGGCTCAAGCGGAACTAGGTGGAATGGCGGGACTTTTGCCGAAGAGTATTTGGACGCTCTAGTTTCCCCGCCTGGCCATGATGTATTTGACGAAATGGCCCGCGGTGATTATCAAATTGCTATGATTTTGGACATGATTAAGAATCCCTTGTTGGGTTCTGAGTGGCCTATTGTTGCCGCCTCAGAGGATAAAAAAGATGTTGAAATAGCCGAGGCTATGAAGTTTCTGATTAAGGACGCCATGGGCCTGCCAAAGAAAGGCAAATTACCCGCCAAGCCCCAAAGGTTTGAAACCTTTTTAAACGAAGCCCTTACCGTAACCAAGCACGGTTTTTCACTATTTGAAATAACCCATAAGCTCATTGTCGGCCATCCTGAGTTCGGGGATTTGATTGGCGTTAAGGAAATAGGCTTTCGGTCCCAGAGGTCCATTGAGCAATGGATACTCAGCGACGGAGAGGGCTTCGGCGTCCGTATGTGGTCTGCCCAATCTTCCCGCTTAATGACATAGCCCATAATGTCAGCTTTTTTGATAGGATTTGGTAATGAGTGGTTTAGAATTATTTTGTCAATAATGTCCGCGTCCATGTATGGAAATTCGC